AACCATTCAAACCTTTCATTTGAGTGTCGGCCATGGTTTTGGCTGTGCCGCCTGCATCTTGCAGTTTGGCTTTTAAATCTTTGATTGCACCCACACCTTGCTTGGTAGATGCTAATAATGCCGGGCCAGCTCGCTCACCAAATATCTGGGTGAATTCTGCCGCACCTGCACCGGCTTTTTCAAGATCAGTAAGGATGTCAATAAAATTACGCATTGATCCATCTGAATTACTAACACTCACACCCATGCCATCGAGTGCTGCGCTCACTTGTTTGGTTGGGTTTAATAGCTTGGTAATTCCGGCCTTAACCGCAGTACCTGCCATCGTTCCCTTGATACCGGCATCCGCCATCTTACCCATGATTGCAGTCATTCCCTCAAGTGAGAGATTGGCCGCATCGGCCATTGGTGCTGCCATCTTCATCGCCTCACCAAGTTCCAACACATTAAGATTGGCACTGGCGGTGGCTTTCGCCATTACATCGGCAAGTTGCCCGGTTTTGCTTGCCTCCATACCCAAACCAGATAAGATGTTGGATGCAATATCCGCCGTGGTCGCAAGATCAGTTGAAGATGCTGCTGCCAAATCCAAAATGCCAGGCATGGCCGCCATGGTTTTTTGCGCATCAAAACCTGCCATCGATAAAAAACCCATCGCATCAGCTGCCTCAGATGCACTAAACTGTGTAGTGCGGCCGAGTTCCTTGGCTTGGTTTTCTAACGCCTTTAAGGTTTCACCGGTTGATCCACTGATCGCCGATACTTTATTCATTGCCGACTCAAAATCACCGGCAGTCTTTAAAGAGAATCCCGCAAACGCACCCATCGGCGCAAGCATCTTGGTCGAGATGTTTTTACCGAGTGCGGCCGCTGATCCACCCACCGATTTAAGTGATTTTTTAATCGACTTAAACGCTTTCTGTGTTTTGTTCTCAGCGGTGATTACATATCTTGCACTTGCATTTGCTGCCATTATTTCCTTTCCTGCTTCAGTCTAAAATAAGCCGACCACATTACAATTTCATCAACCGTCAAATCCATAATTTCATCCACCGTTTTGTGTAGATGTTCTGCTAATTCATACAGAAAAAGCAAATCACGATCTGACTTTAACTCTTTAGTGCTTCGCCCTCATCCGGCTCAATCTCATTCATTGCATTAACAACGCGCGACACAATATCTGGATCAAACTCATTCATGATCTCGGTCATGTGTACTTTTCGCCAAATTTGTTTGCCGTCTTGATCGAGCGATCGCAAGATAAAAGTCATAATAATGGCTTCATCTGGCTTACCCTCATTCACCAATCTTAAAATCTGTCCTTGGATCTTAAAATTGGTGGCCGCTTTGAAATAGATTTTGGCGGTTTCGCCGTTATCGTCTTTCCATTCCGGCACATCAATTGACAACAAATCACCGCTAATGCGATCCTTAAATTGGCTCTTGGCGATGTTAGTGTAGTTCATAGATTATGATACAGTTGAGAAACTTAGCGCACCATTACCCGTAAATGAGAATGATGCTGCCACCATGTCATCTTGACCAGCTTCAACCGTTAATGAATCCACAATCGCTGTGCCAGTGTAGTATTTATCGTCCGTTGATGCACCCTCTGGATAAAAGTTCATTGTTACCTCTGCACCGGCGGTTAATGCACCTTGACCCGTTGTGTCAGTTTCATCCCAATAGCAATCGCATGATCCACTCCATGAAGTCGTGCCAGCGGTAAATGTTTTCGCCGCATCGCTGAGTGCTGTTGTTTCGATTGTTTCAGCACTTTCTTCAATGCTGTATGATTTTAATTCAGCGATTGTTGCTGTTCCAACTTTTACAACGCCCTCGCTACCTTTATGATTTGCCATTTTCCTTTACTCCGTGTGATTTAACTTTTTTGGTTTTAGTCTTTTTTTCGAGTGACCAACCTCGTGCTTTCGCATTATGAATTTGAGAATCATGCACCATGATTGCCTCTGATCCATCTTTATACATTTTTGGCATATTGCCTCCTAACTTATTAAAGTCGTTACATCTGCTTTGTCCACTCGATACAAACAAGCAAAACGCATGGTCATCAACCCCACTGGTTGATCAGAATCGCCAGAGAGTTCAATATCAACTCCCTCAATATCAATGTCCTTACATTTGCCACTTAACGTGGTGTCACCCGATGCAAAAATGGCCGCCTCTACCTCAGCACCGATGGTGTCTAAAGTATTGTCCAAATTGGTGGTGGCTTTGGCACGCGCCTCAACCACAACATTCAAAATACGCATTTGCTTATTGGCAGACTCCGAGCCGAGTTCTTCACTTAGCGTATAAATCGCAATCGATGGCAACGCATCATGATCATAAACCCTTGATGCAAATACATTTGCCCCCGTGGTAGTTAAACCGGTTAATGTGGTTTTAAGCTGATCTCTTATTTGTTGTCTGACGTGGCTCATTATTGTTTCTCTAAAATCAAAGAAGTCAAACCCGTACCGTCCGGCTGTATGCCTGCCACCTTAAATGAAATAGCATTAATAGTAAGCGCATCGCCATGTGCAATGGTTGCCACATTAGCCTCATCGCAAACAAATACTGGGCGCACACCCTCAATGCCATGTACTTCCACAAATTGGTTGTCGAAAATTCCGGCGATAGTAGATGCGCCGATGGTGGCATTGTCTGCCATCTCAGTGCTATCCAAAAACTCGCTTAAATCTTCTGCAAACATTTTTTATTTTTTCGCCTTTTTTTTGGCTTTAGTTATCACGGCTTTATTCATGCCAATTAATTTAGCTGCTAATGTTTTATTGGCTTCAATCACTTCACCTTTGGCGAACGATGTACCGTCAATTGCAGTCGCTGTTAATAATTGTAATTTCATAATTTATTCCTTTTTTTATAAAGAATGACACTCACATAAATGTCATTTTTTATAAAATGAACGGCACTCACAATAAATGCCGCTCAATTAACAATGATTGATATTAAGTTATAATATCTGTCATTGCTGCAAATGACTCGGCGTGACGTACCGCGATGTCAACATCTTGCAATGCCACCACACGAACCGTGCCAGAAGCCGAACCTGTTGAAGTATCAACATTGATGTCAATACCACCCCAAGTGCCGATTATCAAGTCATTCCAATTACCAAACACCATTGAGGAAAGAGCAGTGCCCGTGCCTTTAGTGCCGTTTGATGGCACTTGGTTTGATACTGCTGCGTTGTAACCACGTAATGTGTTACTATCTGACCAAACATATTGCGCCGTGCCAGATGCTTTTTCGGTTTGTAGTAACTTGCCACGTGTTGCTGCGTTAGTTAAGAAACCGAGTGCGCCCATGTCTGCATTGTCAATTGCCACTGCTGACTCAAGATCAACAATATCCGCCCAATCCGGCGCTGCACCGTTTGTGCCACCCACTACCGAACCAATTCCAGAAGTGTTTAAAATGCCCGTTGGTTGGTTAGAAGCGCCAGAGCCGTTGATTGCTGCTGAATCGATTGCTAATGCCAAAGACGTTGCAAGATCGTTACGAACAAAAGACTCTACATCCATAGAAGATTGCAACAACATTTTGCGTGAAATGTCTGACATTGAACCAACTGTCTTAGGTGACATTGATACTTGATCAAAGGCTGCTTGTGACTCTGTGATCGCGCCGCTTTCTGCTACCCAGTAAGACGTTGCACCACCAGTTTGACGTGGGATTGCAATGTTGCCAACTAAATCAGTCATCATTGTTGCACCTAAGCCAACTGTTGCCATTTTGTTTCTAAGCATATCGATGAATGAGCCAGACAATAAATCTGTTGCCACTGTATGACCACCGGCTGTTGCAGTTGTCACATTTAAGTCACGCATTAAAACGTCTGTTGGGATGTAAAAACCCTGTGCGCGTTTGCCCAATTTGCTTGCCATAGAGTCTGACATTTCACGCTCAAAGCCTGCATCGTTCCAGTTGCCCGTTACTAATGCGTTGACCGCACGAACAATTGAGAAGTTATCCGCCTCTTTATCACTCATGCCGATTTTAGTATCTTCAATCGCTGCTGTTGTTGGTTGGTTTTTAGTGATTGAATCTAATGCCACACCACGAAACTCATCCATAGAACGGTCATTGCCTTTAAATTGGCTGCCGATCTCTTTTAATTCCGGGTGCTTTGCAACGATTGCATCGATCTCTTGTGAGCGTGCGCGATCCGCCGCCACTGCATCGCGTGCTACTGTTGCAGCATCGATGTTTGTTGTGTTTTCTGTTGTCATTTTGACTTCCTTATTTTTAGTTTTTAAATTTGTGATTTTGGTAATATTGTCACCATCAGCAGATCTAGCAATACCGATTGAATTGTCCGCAGGCACACTCACCACGCTCACCTCAAATGGTTGCCAACGAGTGGCAACATACGTTTCCACTTCATCCTCTGATCGTGACTCATCTAATTCCATTTCGTTGATACGGTATCCAACAGAAATGTTTTGACGAATACCATCCATCACATCTGTAAATATTTCTTGAGCGCGCACTGACTTAGAAAAACGCACAATCGCTTGTCCGCGTTTTCCATCCACCGTTGCACTTTCCACTCGGCCTATTTGATCGCTCGTGTCATGATCCATTAGAAGCGGTGCGCCATCATTCAAACGCCCCAAGTCAACCGATTTGGGCGAGTGATCTAACACTTCCATCCCAAACCATCGTTCAACTGGTGCATCGCTTGAAAACGACAAACCCACCGTGCGTGCTTCTTCATCAATCGCCGTGCGATCTAAATTAAAATATCGGGTTAAATTACCCGTTTTGATTTGTTTCATTGCTTATTACCTCATTATTAATGCTTAAATTAAGGCCTTTTTCTTTGGCCAATTGTTGCTCATAAGCAAGCTGGTCATATACATCCTCTATATCACCGCCTTGCTCTGCCACCACTTCACTGGCGGTTTTAATGCCAGCATTAATCGCCTCAGTTGAGGCCTTAATATCTTTAAGTGGATCAACCCATGTCCAGGCTTTTGGTTGCCATCTGATCTCGGATAATTTATCAAAATCAGTCATCGATAAACCCATCGATCCATTCAGCAATTGCATACTCAACCATTGCTCATAAATGCGATCCATAAAATGCTGAATCATCCAATTTTGTTTCACTCGCCACTGATCGCGTTCTTCAATCGTGCCAGATCTAATAGATGAAAATGACACACCCTCAAGATCACTCGCCAACGAGTTGTATGCCACACCCAAACCACTTGAAATACCCCGCAAAATCGCCTTATTAAATGACTCAAATGCGCTTGTTGGATGGGTAGGATCAAAAGTGGTAAAGCCAGTGCCAGACGGTAGTTGGGCAAATTGCCCCGGCTCGGCCGCATCGATCAAATAACCTTGATCATCTTCTTCAGAAATAAACGAATCACCGGCCTCTGAGGTATAAAAACCCATCTTGCTTGCGCCAATTCTTGCTGCTACTAACTCCGCTTCTTCATACGCGCCGAGCATATTAAGCCGTGACATAGCACTAGCCATCCACGTTGCACCACGGATTTGCTCTGGGCGTTCACCCATAAAGGCGTGGATGATATTATCCGCATCAATGCGCTCATATCTTGCACCGGCCGCTGCTGCGCTTTCAAGATTAGTTAGTAAGTGATACGCCACTGCACGGCCGGTAGCATCAAACTCAATACCCATTCTGATCACCGCACCATTGCCAAGATTTTTATTAAGATTTTCATCAAGGCGATTAGTGTCTAAAAATTGCAATTTAAAACCAAACTGTGAATCATCTCGCACCATACGCACTAACACCTCGCCATCACGTGCAGCGGTTTCAATGAATAAACGCTGCATCTCAACAAATGACAAACGACCATCCCATGCACAATTTTTAGCTTTTGACCATTTCGCCCAGGCTTGCTCAACAATGCGGTTGGATTTTTGGTCGAGTTTGCCTCGGCTTGTCTTTGATTTAACTTGTAAAACAATGCCCTTTGCGCCAACAACATTTGAAACACACATTTGCAAATACTTTCGCGCATAATCATTGTTAATACTCAAATCACGTGCGCGAGTGCGCAATACTTTGCCGCCTGCTTGTAAATCTTTGTTAATGTTTTGCGAGGTGGTTGCCCATGATGAAGTTAAGCGATCAATCTTTGCACCGGCATACGAACGCTTGGCAACGGCTTTTTTATGTTTTCTAAAAATGGATAAAAAATTCATATTTTAAAACCTTGTTTTAATTATGCCACCATGACCAAGGCCATTGCGAATACGCTCTGCACGAGTTTCACGCACATATTCAGCGCGGTATTTATCTCTAAGTAAAATCAAATCAGCAATTGGCGTGCGCCATAATTCACGACCTTGGATTGCATATTTTTCTTGGTCTTTGCTGGCTCTGCCCTCAATGGTGGCCTCGATTGCATCTAATACTTTTTTAACGTGGCCTCTTGGATCGGTAGTTGTAGCATCACGATTAGCTTTAACTTCCCAAGTGCCACTGTCAACCGTGATACGCTCTGAGTCTGCCGTGCGAATGATATACGCTTGCCAATGATAAACACCGGCGGTATAAACTGCCGTTGTTGACTGGCCAACTTCCACGATGTAATCAGATCCGCTTTCACTGGCGGTGATCTCAATCTCAGTTGTACCGGCGTTTTCTAAACGCGCTGAATACTTTAATGAATAACTGGCAATCGGATAGTCACTATCCAAGTCGCTGCGCTTCCAAGCAATGCGATCACCGGCGATAATCTCGCCCGGCTCAGTTGTTGGGTAATTTGTAGAGTCAAATAAATTGGCCATAAATCCCTATATCTAGTGTTTTTTTAGTGTGCAATACACTACATCTAGTGTTTAGCCTAGTAACTTTTTTTGATTTGTCAACCCCAATTTAGATTTATTTTACCAACGCGCAGCAAAACCACCGCCAGGCTTAGATCTAGGCGGTAAAACGCGTGCTGCTTGCGGTTGTTTTTGTAGTTTTTCAACTTCTTTTTCAACTTCTTTTGACTCAGTTTTGACTTTTGAGAGTGCAGAATCAAATAAATCAGCGGTGATTGGTTGCACTTGATCCTCTAATCGTTGCCAATCTCTCTGACTCCATTTGTTCATACCGAGATGATAAGCCGCCGCCAAAGAATACACCGAGCAATCGAGTACCTCGTTGCGCTTATGTGAGGGTTTTACCCATTCTGTGCGTGGATGGCCTTTGTGATAACGTGTCACCAGTTTTTCCGCGGTGAGTTGTGCGTAAAATTCATCGTCTAATTCGGTAGAAAAATGCACCGATCCCGCGCCCTCATCCACACCAAAACGACCATACCAAACACTCTTTGCCGTGTCTGATCCCACCGG